AGACATAGAACGTGGCTGCATGAGCGGTTGAGGAGGCGACTGAGATGCCGGCTCCGGCGGTGTAGTAGTAGCCTCCCGAGAGGACATCCGTTCCGCTGGTGATCTTCGCCGAGTAACGCCCGAAACGGGCCTGCGTATTGTCCCGCACGAGCGCGGCCGCAGTTCCCACCGCGCTCCATTTGGTCGTGTCCGTTTCCAGGCTCGGGTTTTCGCCGAGGTTCGTGGTCGCAAGCGGGGTAACGATCTCGTAGAGACCGGTGAGGGAGGCGATCATTTACGTCGCCCCGCCCCGCATCGCCCGCATGCTCTCGAAGGTTCCTATCACGTCCTCAGATCGGGCTCTGGAGTTGACGGTGAGATTAAAGTGGTCCTGCCTCTGCGTGACGTCGCCGCCCCTCGATCCCTGACCAGCCACTCCCCCCGCCGCTTCCGTGATCGGTTGGAAGGCCATACGTGTGGTCTGGCCAAGATTTCCCATCGCTTCGGAAATACCCTTAAGTCCGATCTCGAAAGGAGATGGAGAATTCATTTGCAACCAATCAGGCAAGATCAAATTCAGTAGAGCGTTTCGAAAATCCTCAATCGCATCTATGATCGAACCGATGAATTCACCGATAGCTTTCGCGGCTTCTTCAAAACCGGAAATAGTCGCCTTCAAGACCTCCGTCACGATAATCCCGATGTTCTTGAAGATCCCCTCCCAAGTGGCCAGAAACTCATCAAGATCAGTATCGGCAATCGCCAGGATAAGGTTCATCTGAGATTCTGCCGTGTCTTTTGTGCTTTCCCAGAAACCTTCCCAATCACCCTGGATGAGCTGAGTCATACCTAAAAATAATTGGCTCAAGCTGAGCGCCAAAACGCCGACGGTGGCGAGGATGCTTTCGACCCCGAGCGCGAGGATGTTAATGGTCTCTTCATCGTTTTCCTTCCAGAGTTCGGTAAGGTTATCCAGCGCCCGGCCAACATTGTCGAGGGATTCCTGAATAGCCGGTGCGAAGTCGTTCTCCGCGAAATCCATGATGTCCTGCCAGGCGGCCTTCCATTCTTCCTCGCTCTCGAGTATAGCCGTAATGAGCCCACCGAAACCTTCTGTGACAGGCGCGAGGGCGTCGGCAACTCCGGCCGCGATCTCTGGCAAGTCTTCTGAAAAGAAGATCCCGACCTTCTCGAACGCCGGTATAAGGTTCTCCTCGATAAACTGCGGGAGCCTCTCTCCGAATTCCTCTATGAAGGGCTTGACGAATTCAATCGCATCTTTCAAGAACGGGAGTAGGGCATCGCCGAGGGTTACACCCACGTCCTTCAGTGTGTTCTTGAGAATAGCTAACTGCGATTCCATCGTTCCATAGCGTAGCTGCGCCTCCTTCCCCAAAGCCTCATTGGTCTCGAATGCCTCGCTCGCGGTATCCATCGAGCGAGTGATGAGATCTCCCGCGCCAGCCAGCGATAGAAAAGAACGAATCAGCCGCTGGTCCTCGAGTCCGAGTTCTGCCAGGATACCGAGTGCATCGTCCCCCGCGTCCCCTAGTGATCGTACGAAAAGCTGGAAGGCCTCGGCCGCGTCTCGCTCGAATACTTCCGCGAATTCCTCGGTCGAAATTCCTGCCGCATCCGCAAAGATATTAAGTTCATCGCTCGTCTCAAGTACCGCCTTCTGCATTGCGATGAGTACCTTCTGCACAGCAGTACCGCCCGCTTCGGCTTCCACCCCGACGGATGCCATCGCGGTTCCAATGCCGAGCACGTCGGCCTGCGTGAGGCCGACGATCTTCCCTACGCCCGCGATGCGAGTGCCGAATGCCAGGATGTCCCGCTCAGTGGTAGCAAAGTTGTTGCCGAGCTCAACGATCGTAGAACCAATCTGCGATGTATTTTCGGCCATATCTCCGGCTACGACCTGATAGATATTTCCGAGTCGCGCCAGGTCCGATGCGGCCTCCTCGGTGGTGAGATTCGTTGTCTCGCTGAGGGCCGCTACGGTTTCAGTGAAATCGACTAAGGCTTCCCTTGGGATCCCAAGCTGGCCGGCGAGCTCGCCGATGCCTAGGAGCTCTTCGACCGCAATCGGAACCTCCTTTGCCAGATCCCGGAAACCTTGCTTGATCTCTGCGCCCACCTCCGTCAGCTCGCCGAACTGACCGACGAGGCCATCCGTGGTTTTGGCAACGCCGGTGAATGCAGACTGAACGGAAATGGCACTCTTAACCGAAATAGCTCCGAGCGCCGCAAACCCAGCCGCGGCTCCGGCTACCGCTGCTGCGGCAACCTTGGCGAATCCGGTAATTCCGCCGCCGATGCGCTTGAGCACGCCCGAGGCCTTGTCGGTAGCGCCGATAGTGAGCGTGACGTTAGCTTGCCCTGGAAGCATCAGTCGTTACGTCTCTCCTTGAGTTTCTCACGGTGGTATTCAAGGGCATCCACTCTCGCAATGGCGAGTTCCTGCCGTCGCAGGACCCACATCGTGGCTCGCGTATCCAGCATCAGTTCGTACGGGGGACGACCCCATTCCTCCGCCGCGTTCAGCACCGACACCCAGGCGGGCGCGGTAGCTAATCCGTGTCGGAGGGCGAGTTTGAGGCCATCCCGCTCTCTTTTGGGACAGCCTCCTCCCGCAAGGATGACTGGAGCTGTTGAGAATAGAACTTGAGTTGGCCCAGCGTGAGCCGGCCAACCCGCGTTCTGGCGCCCAGCACGACTCGCTTTCGCTTCTGTTCCTGACCCTCTATCGAGACCTCGATTTCTCGGTCCTCCTGCTCTACGTATTCGCCCGTCCCATTGACGACGAAGTGTGCCAGCGTATCCCGCATAGCCCGGAGATCTCCATCTTGAGCGGCAATCAGATCTCCAAGTACCAACTCCTCAGATCTTGCGGCCGTGACCTTTAGTTCGATATTAATTTGCTCAGTCATGGAAGCGTTGTCAGTTCATTTACGACCAGAATTTCAGCAAAATATGCCGCTGTAGCGTTATATTTCACCCGCACGACGCCTTTGATTATGTCGTTTCCATCCTGGGCGCCGATCTTCTCGAAGCTCTCCCAACGTCCGGCTAGATTGATGAGCATGGTCTTCACCGAATAGGTTGTACCTGGAGTGGTGACAGATGAACCCTCGGTCTTGAGCTGGAATAGCTGCGGAGTTTCTGCCCTCCAGTTCACCTTTTCCGCAATCGCAGACGTATCATGTTCGAAGGTAATCGCTAACGTAATGTCCGGCGCGGCCTTCATCGCGTGGCTGGAATAGAACAGGTTTCCGTCACCAACTGGAATAGGTCGATAGCCGGTGTCTACCGTCAGTTCCGCGGCGATCAGCGTATTCGAAATCTGCGTGGTGCCCAGCGTGCCGCCAATGACATCGATATAGAGCTTGGTTTTGGCGAACAGCATTTCCTCGACAGAGGGAATTGCGATTGCTCCAGTGAAGGTCGAAGGTGTAACCTCGCGCCCGATCCACGAAGAATCGATCATCCAGGCGGCGAAGGATTCTCCAGAAAGTTTGAAGCTCTGCACGAAACAGTAGTTGAATTCCTCAGCTCCCTGGTCATCGCCGCCTTCGAGCGTGAAGGTCTGGATCGAGTTCTGCGAAGAGGTCGAGAAGTCGTATTGATAGATCAGGTCTGACCCAGCTCCGTCCGCCACGCCGGTCGTCAAGTCCTTCACACCAGCGGTCAAGACATAGGGTAGCTGCTCATAAGTCGATTCGACCGCGTCCATCTCTAATAGACCTTCGAGCTTGGGAACGTAGCTGCGGTCGACTCCGCTTGCAAAGCCAACGTCTTCCTCTGGAAACACGGTCTCTCGAGTGTCCTCGATTGTGCCCATGCCGCGCCAGAGCGCGGTCGAGGCGACTGCCGTACCGGCCGTAACTTCTTGGCCGAGCTGTATTTTCCTGAGTGACTTCAATCCTGGGGGCATTAATCACCTTCCTCTTTTTTGGACTTGGGTTTTTCATAAAGGCCACTACCAATCAGGTTGCTCTCGCCTCCATGTGCTTTGACCTCTTCGGCAGTGAGATCGCGGGCCGGGATTCCCGGCAATGCTCCGCCGAACCCGCCGCCCGTATATACCAATCCGATACTTGGTTTCTTAGGGCTCATGTGTATTCGCCTCCTGACAGATCAGCTCGCTCGTTGACCGTCACGCGTATTCTCTGAAAGAGAAAGAACGGGCCATTGTCATCGTCGTCAAAAATCTCAGCCGGGTCCGATCCGGCACTCATCGTAACCAGTGTGACGCCCGCCGTGCTGTCCAGGCTGGGGTATTTCTCCAACTGGACAATGAGCGCGTCACGCGTGGCGGTGAAATTCGTCCATGTGTTTCCATCGTCAACGTACTTCCGAAACAGGTCAATGATCACGTTCCAATTGCGGATGCTCTTGCGAGCTCCCGCCTGGGCCACGCCATCCTGCTCGAAGGCTCCTGGCGTCAGGACCGCGATGTTGTTCGTGCCATCGTCCAGCCTTCGATAATCCCCTTGCGTTACGTCCGCATTGGCGAATTCCGTCATCGCCTGCAATAGTGTTTGGACCGCCGCTTCAACTACGGCATAGGTCATGCTAAAAGCCCTTCTTCCGTGCCGAGATTCGGATGTGCCTGGCTATGTCACGCGGCAGTCTGGCGCCTTCCGAATCGACCACGTTCCTGAACAGCTTCCACCTTCCGACGTGCATCCAGGCCTGGCCGAGGCCGCTGGCCATGCCCACGACATACTTGACATATGATCGGCCTCTGAAGCGGGCCCGGTTCTGTATGAGATACCCCTCAGTTCCAATCGGCACTACCTTCCAACCGCGCCTGAGCTTGAACGTGCGCTCATAAGTGGATCCGGGCGGCTCGGCTGGGTAGACCTTCATCACCCGCACGATGCGATCCAGCGTCGCCCGGATCCGGCTGCGGCTAATCTTGGGAATCTCAGCTCCCAAATCTTCCAAACCCTTGCGGGTGATCTTAGCGCCCCGAACTCTAAAGGTGAGCTGCGTCATGGCAACGCCATCCTTTAGGATGAATCCCAGTCTTTTATGGAATTACCGAACGCCTCTCGCTGGAAGATCGGGGCGGTCGCGTCCCCACTCTCGTCGGTATCGCGGTAGGCGATCTGTCCGGCCAGGCCGGTCCCTCGGGCCACGCCCAGGTTCTCCAATCCAGTATCATGCAGCTCGATCCATGCCGCGATCTCCTCGCGGATCACCCGCAGCGGGCTCTGTCGCTTTAGCTTGCGATCAGTGAAGAAACGCCCCGCCGAATTAGTGACGTGACATAGCTCCACCACGGCCTGATTGACGAGCTCGTCGAGCGCCAGCTTGGCGTCGGTCTGCGTAACCGGCACCGTAAAGCCCTTCTCGGCCAGGTAGACGTTCGTGATGCCCGAGATGCGGTCGATATACCGCTCGAGCTGCGCGAGCGTGGGCCGTGTAGTCCCGTCGAAATCACCGCTAGTCGTGTAGCGTGGGACCAGCGCGGCCACCTCATCCGGCGAGCCGTAGCTGTTGTCGAGGATGCTCAAAGATCTACCTCACGGGCCGGAACCACAAATTGACCTCCATCTGTTCGTCATCGCCGGCCAAGCTATTAATCGAAGTTGCACTGGTCAAAAGAAAGGCGAGATAGATATTGGTCAGACTGTGGAATCGGACTGAGATGTCGGTCTTGAAGGCAAAGCCGCCGTTGGCATCAGTCACGAAGTCAGCTGCCACGAAAGCGACTTGGCCAAATATGGTCAGCCATTCAGCCGCGGCGAGCGCGGCATCGCCGGCGCTGACCGCTGGATCTGCGTCAAGGAAAAGCAGATTGCCATCGACTGCCTGTATCGCGCCAGTCCCGTCCTCGCTCATGTAAATCCCGATCTGGTCGATCTCGCCGCTCTGTGCTTCGCCAGTGCCATGCGCGACGCTTACCGTTATTGATTTGCTGAACTGGTTTTGGGCGACGACCTCGTTGATCCCGATGAGCTCGGCGATGCCGGTTTCGATATATGGACCTAGTTGTCCTGCCATCGAGTTCTCCTACTTCTTGGGCGCGGCCTTCTTCTTGGGTGCGGCCTTGAGTTCAAGGCCCGGGTAAGCTTTGACTACAGCCTCGTCGCCCTCAGGGACTGATCGAAACTCGCCCTTGATATATTCAACACCCTGGCATCGGACGTCGTTCCATTGATGATCTGCTACAACCTTCGCTTCCATCATTTCCACCCTTCTTTAATTAGGCGTCTTTGTCGAGATAGACCACGATCGCCATGCCATCGGTTAGCGCGGTGCCAGCATCATTGTTGATCGTGTCGGCTGCGCTGATCGAGAATTCGCTCGTCAGATCCGCGGCAGTAAAGGCGATCGTGTTCGGTGTTCCGTCGGTGAGCACTACGGTAGATCCAACGACGGCTACCAAGGTGTCATCGGTTGCGATGCCGGTGACCGTGTGGTCGCCGGCGGCACCCTCGACAATGACCGCGAACTTCAGATTTAGGCCAGTAAAATTTGTCGTTCCCATAGCTGCTTTCCTTTCTATCAATCAAACGGGGCGGGGCTTATTGGGCCACCGCCCCGCTTAGTAGCACATTCAGAGAAACGTCACGCCGGTCGAGACGTTTCCTTAAGCGATTGGCTCATGTATTTCCCTGGTAAGCGAGTCTCCAATCACCATAAACTACCTCATAGCGTGCATAGAACTTGAAGAAGTAATATCCGCCTTCCGGTTGGTCCGGATCGAACCAAGCGTGCTGGAGGTTCGGCTGCTCCTTCATACCCACGATCAATGGCTTATGGGATTCGTTCGACGCGATCAGGTGCCAACCCGCTGAGTCGAGCTCTGGGGCTACGATGAAATCCAGCCCGGAAGCGAATGGGTTAACCGCTCGATTAGCGGTCGCGTAATCCTGCGGGTTTTCCGCGATGTTGGCCGCCTCGCGCTGGAGCTCGGGAGGAACTACGATCAAGTCATAGTTGAAGCTAACAAATTGACCTTGATCGTCGCGGAACTTCTGCGCTGCAACGAGGCTCGTCTCGAAGTTATCGAGATTGAGTGCGAGCACTCCCTCGTTGTCCTGGTTAGTGCTGTAATCTGCCCCCTTATCGACAT